GTCTTGGACCGCAGGATCAGTCATTACTTGCTCTGTGCAGGCAGGATATAGTTGTAGACAGCCAGCCCTGAATCCACAGTAATCTGTGCGGCACCGTCATCGCTGATCTTCACAGTCTTGTCGCCGGTTAAATCCATGATGCCAGCGAACTGTTTGGCAGGCCAGGCCCATGCACGTTTCAATTGCCCGTTGACTCCGGGATGAAAAATAAAATTACCGCTGTGAGTGCTATGGTCGCCAAAACTAAATTTAAGATCGCTGCCGTCGGTCTTGGCAGTGAAGTTAGGCTCTTCTACGTTGGCACTCATTTGCCATTTCAGTCTTTGAATGGCAGCATTTGTGGGCTCAAAAGTGATGTGCCAGTTGACTCCAGCAAACTTGGGAGTTTTAAGTTTTTCTTTCACTATCTCTGCACTCATGAATCGATAGTTGTTTTTAAAGTCGCCAACCTTGTTTTCAAACGCAATGCCGTCGGGCTCGCCAGTGGTTCGTCGAGTAATGGTCAGCTTGGCATCTTCGCGATACTCTTGCAAATTCAACAGTGTTTTGAGCTTGGCAAGATTGGGCATGCCAAAGGTGCCGATAAAATCGGGCACAGGATTTTTGTAGTTCCCTAACACTACTACACTTTGATCTTCGGCGAGTCCCACAATCTGTGTGTCTGCATCGGTGCCAACAATTTTAACAAGGTCAATGCAACCAAGGTCAAAAGTGTGTTCTACTAAGTCTAATAAGTAATCTCTCATATGGTTCTCCTGTGTGTATTATATGGGGTATATTTAGATTTTGCAATCATTTAGGAATTATTTTTGCCAAAGTCTGGGCACCTCGACGTGAAACAATATCTCCGGGTTTTTTGACGTCCATCCAAGCAAGGTCATAGTCGTCAATTTTGTTTTCTTCTATTTCCAATCCTGCGTTTCGCACCAGGTCTCTTACCATGCTGCCGGGTGTGTAGCACATGAATCCTTGTTCAGCCAGTCCCACGCCCTGTGATCGATCGCAGTCATTGTAAGTGAATACCGCATGCCCGCCGGGTCTGAGTTTACGAGCAAACTCTCTCATGTAGCGTTCAATCACTGAGATTGGTTTGTAATTTAAAAAGTTATATACAAAAATAAAACCAAACTGATTGTCGGGCAATTGCTCTAATATATTTTGACTTTTGTAGTCATTCACTGTGTAGACTCTCAACCGTCGTTGATACTCGGGCGTAAACTGTTCCACGCTGTGCCTAGTTAGCTCGGGCATGGTATCTACAATATACAACGGATCAAGTGGCACCAGCTCTTCAATAAATGTTTCTTTTGCTGGACGAATGATCATTCCGGGCAAGCGCCAATCGCCGTAGTTACGAATCCTTATTCGTAGATCATTTATGCCAGCATCGGTAGCTTGAAACTTGCGGTTCAGTATCCATTCTGCAGTTTCAAAAATCATCTCTTGTTCATAGAGTCTTTGACTTTCTTGAAACATTGCCGGTTGTCTTGATCTTACCTGTTCCTTGAGCTGATCTTTAAGACCATTTACTGTGGCCAAAAATTTGTGATATCGGTGTTCGATGTCAATGACATCTTGCGCCAATATTTCGCTGGTCTGATTTATTTGCAACCTATGGTTAGCAACCACATCTACAATACCGTAGAGATGGCGTATTGACGTAGAAATGTCCGGGTCTAGTTCCGGAGCTTCTAACACGTTTAAATATTTGACAATTTCGCTGAGTTTCATTCGAATGAGAACAATGTTGTAAATGTATTTTCTGTATTGGTAGCCGCGGCCAAGTCCCAATCCAGTACGCCTAATAAATTGTCAATCTTTTGATCTACCACTGTGGCCTCCATTTCAGAGTCGTCAAATGGCAAGTCCTTGAACCACTGGGGCAAGTGCAGTTCATCTGTGGGATAACCTATCGACGTCCATCCCAAAGCATTGGACTTGAGTTTGCACACAATGGTTTTCATTCCGTCTACGATCTGCATTGAATAGTTGTCGCCTTGCATCCTACGCATGGTGTTCCAGTTCAGTGCGGCTCGCACATGTCCCGGCATGTTGGCTTTGCCCAGTCTTTTTTCTTCCTCGCCATACTTGGTCAAGTTGTTCACCCGTTTGGGCGAACCTTTTTCCCAACCTGGACGCTCTGTAAATGCATATTTGAACTCTTTGATGCGCTCAACAATCTCATCCTTTTGTGAGCCGCCCAGCACTCTATTTAGAAGATCGCTGAGAAAGTCTTGAATAACCTTGGGCGTATCAGATCGCTTTAGATCCAGACCCATGGCCTTGGTCTTGCCAATCCGGCCTTCTACATCCAGTCGCTTGCCTTCCAAGTCAATGATGTTCACTGCATAGCGTTTCTTGGTAATAAACAAACTGCGGTCCGCTACTAGTTCTCGACCTGCTTTGATCAGCGAACCCATTTCGCGCGGACAATGGAATGCTTGCTCCATGAAGCCCGGGAAACTATCGTTGGCCTGATCAGCAATGGAGTCATACAACGCAATACAAGTTTCCTTGCTCCACTCCATCCGACCTTCTTTGACTTCTTTTTCAAGAACGGACCATGCACTGAAGTAGCAAGAGTCCGTGTCGCCGTATATGATGGCCCGACCAATGTGATCGTATTCGCCCGTGATACACTCGTTGATGTAAGCGTCCATGTGTTTCGCAATACTACGACCAGTGAGCGTGGTGGATTGCCCAATACGTTTGTCAAAGAAGCGACAACCCGGGTTAAGAATAGCACCGTATAAACTATTGAGGTTAATCTTCTTGACCAACTGCCGCTTGTCCCAGAACGCAATATCCTTGGGGTTGGTAGCATCTTTCTTTCGGGCTTGTAGTTCTTTACGCTCTGCATACCAACGCTCCAGTAGTCCGGGAATGATACCCTTTTTCTCATAGGTCAAGATTGTGCCATTGGCACTGAGGATCCAAGGCTGATGACTGTCAAAGATCACCTTCCAGATTTCAGCAGCCGAACGAACTTCTGACTCTCCCGACTCCCAGTCTATAGTGATCTCTGTGCCACGTTGCTGTTCCATGACCGCTGTGTATTCCAGAGTGGCAAACAAACCTTCCCAGGCAGCCGCAAAACTCATCTTTTGCTTTTCCATGCGTTCTTTGATATACTGGTCAGTCATGATGGGACGCAGTTGACCCACAATGGTTTCCGGCCCCATGTTCAACGCACGAATGGCCGACGGATACAGACTGTTGATGTCCACTGATCCTACCCACTCGTGAATGCCCTTCTTGGGATAGGCCACATAAGCACCTGCGGCCTGTGTGTCCTCGTCTGTGAGTCGTTGCTTGCGGTTGGGCACAACCATGCCACGTTCGTGTGCTTCGTTGATGATAGCCTGTTCAGTCACTGCCACAGCACCCATGGTAGTCTGGAGCAACACAGTGTTGGCGTGTGCCAGTTCATTGGCCAGATCCAGGAAACGCAGTTTCTTGTCCAACTTACCGATCAGTGCAGTATCCTGTCGGTTGTAGTCAATGAACTTCTTGAAGTCCTTGTTGTAAAGTTGGTCCAGTGTGCCTTCGTAAGCAACCTTGCGTTCATTGAGTTCATATTCGCCAATGGCATCCAGACTATAACTGTGTCGCTCCTCGTAGGTGTATTTGCGATACAGTTGCATATAGTCCATGTGCACACGACCAATCAAGTCGTAGGTTTCCTTCTCAGCACCAAAACGTTCAAACACACGCTTCTTGGGAAACTGACCCCACAAACAAAACTTGCGTGTATCGTCTTTGCTGAGCACACGAGTGCATCGGTTTACAGTATATGGAATATCATAGCCCTCGGAGTTCCAGCCGGTCAAGATATCAGCGTCTTCGATTAGATCTAGAAAAGTCTTGATCATTTCGCCTTCGTCTGTGAAGATCAGTGTGTTCTCAAACTCTGCCGCAATCTCTTGGGCAGTTTCTACACTCATGTGTCGGGGAGGAACCGCAAGTGTAACGAGTTGGTCAAGCCAATCCAAGTATACTGAAATCGCAGTGATGGGGTTAAAAGGATCTTCAACGGGCGAGTAACCGCGATCTTGGTCAAACGCCACTTCAATATCAAAAAATGCCGTTTGGAGAGTGGGTGCGTCCTGGTCTTTGTAGTTCTCTTCCAGACATCTAAATATAGGGTTGATGTCGGACTCATAAAGTTGCTTACCACTTTGAATACGAATTTCCTTACGGAACTCCTTGTTATTCCTTGTGCTAAAGCGGCTAACCGGGGTTCCATAGATGGATTGGAATTTACCTCTAGGATCATCATAGTAGAAGATGTAATTAGCTGGATATTCTTGATACCTGCGAACGCCGTCTCGGCGTTCCACAATGTGAATGCGATCGTGTTCACGATCATATAGTGCATCAACGTAGCTCAATGTTCCAGTACCTTTGTAATAAATTCGTCAAAATAGTTAATATTTTGAAATTTTTGCTTTGCTGCCAAGCCAATCGATCGGTTATACATAGCCTTATTGTAATTATATTTGCAGTTAAAGTCAATAGCGTCATTTTCGATTATGTCTAATAATGCTCTTTGTTTGTCAACCCACGGCAAAGTGTCAATTTGGTCATGGTAATCAATTTGAAATCCAATAGATTTTAGTTTCTCCACAGCTCGGGCCTGCAGAAACAATAATGGTATTCCGGAAAAACATAGTGCTCTAATAGCCTTCTCGTTTACAGACCATCTATCGGTAGCAGGATCAGTTGCATAAGTTTCCAACACCAGCGAATATTTTGAATCTTGTATATAAAATGGCAAGTTTTTATTTTCCACAAAATTACGATAAGGAACTTGCGGTCTTAACTGTTGATAAGCTTCGGAAAAGCCCGGTACTGCATCCAATTTAAATGTGAAATGAATGTAATCAAACAGTTCGGCACCAGTCAAATTGCTATACGATGTAAGTTGTTTGAGCAAAAAACTCACATAACCTTTATCCAGAAGATTGCGCAAATACAAAAAGTAAAACCAAGATTGTCTTACAGATTCTATACGCTGCATAAAGCAATTATAGAGTTTAGATGGGTTTTTGTTGACTATGCAATCCCCATTAAAGGAGCAAAATATTGAATGTAGTGTAGGATCGCTGTGAAATTTTATACATTCTAAATCATCGATCTCAATGAAGTTATCTGTCAGAACAAAAAGTGTAAAGCCTTGTTGACGATATTTTTGATTAAGTTTTGTCCAGTGTTCTAAGTCGGGTATTAAATCCCCGGGCCAAAAATGTACGCCTTTGCTTCCACGGGCACCTGTATTGATGGTTCCTGTGGAAAATTTTATAGAGTTTGATACGCATAAATTTTGTAAGCGAGATATAAGGTTTTTTCTTTCGCTTCGCCAAACATGCTGGTCATCGGAATCGATTTCTAATTGGTTAAGTAAAGGATTTTCCATATTATGGCTGGTGTGCCTTGATACATGCTCGTGTCGTGAGCGACTCGTCTACTGAGTAGATATTTATAGCGTTTTGCCCACAGTCTCAAGAATAGTTTCCAACAGTTCGTGGTCTTGCTTTTCTTTGCCAAATTCGGCCTTGTGTGCCAACTTGATGGCTTTCTTGAGAATAGCAGGTTTTACTTCTAGTTCTTCTGCCACTGCTTTGATTGTGTCATTGAGTCCACCTTGCAGAGTTTCAATTTCGTGCATGACTGCCATGCCTTCGTTGATGATCTGAGTAAGTTTGATTTTTTGCTCGCCGTTGAATGTTTTTTCGCTCATATAATCTCCAAAAATTAATTATACTAGGGTTGTTGACAAATTTCAAGTATTTTGGTTAATTGCTGTGTCATCCTGCATTCATACCAATCAAACATGGTTGAGTAAACTTTGATGTTGCTTTCAAACCTTGGGCGACACTGGGCCCAGCATTGTTTGACATAATCACTGTCCAACAACAGTCTCCGATTGGAATCAATGGCAGTGATTATACGGTCAAATGGATTGGTAAATTTGTCGTAGCTGTGGTCAACAATGTCATCAAACATGTCAAACCCAATGTCTTTCAAGTGCCCCACTGCACCTTGTCCTGCCAATAATATTGGAAAGTTACAACCGAAAAAACAATGTGCAGTTTTTTCTGTCAACATATAGGCTGGGGCAGTAAAAGATGATTCGCTTACAATTTCCACAAAGCTGTTGCGATACAGTGAGCGCAAGCGAGAATTAAAATTTCCAACATTGTCATTTACACCTTGCCCGTATTTTTTGTAAATCTCATACTGGTCTGATAAAAAATTTGTTGGTGTAATCAATTTTTGGTAGCCGTTAATCATTGCTTCACGTGACTGTGTGTGATGCTGGGAAAACTCCCAGCTGATTCGATCTAAAAATTCAGCCGGTTCATTGGCATGCACAGGAGTCCAGCGTCCAAGATAAGAGATCACCCCATGCTCATTGAGGCCACTTCCAAACAAATAACTGAGATTTACAATTCTGTGGTCTCGGACGTTTCTATTCAAACAGATAAAAGTCTTGTCACTGTTGAAATTTTTGTTCAGCACTGGCTCCAGAGCAGAATACTGCTCACGCTGGTTGACGTAATCTCCGCCCCAGGGTACAACATGCAGGTTAGGCTGCTGTATTTCTAACTCCAGGTTCTCCAGGCTAGTAAACACCACAAACTCAGTGTTGAGATTGCGTTGAGCCATGGCTGAGAGCAGTTGACTTCCGAGTTGCTGAGTATCATGCCAAAAATTAAATTCTCCCCAACAATCCAACAGATCTTTAATACCCAAAAACACCATTGGAGCATTGGTATTAAGTCTAGATAAAAACAATTCTACGTCTGTTGGGGGATTGCTCCAAAGATAGTATGCCGGGACATTGGGGGCTAGATTGCTAACAATGCGTGAAAACATTGCATGAGTAAAATCATCTGTAGCAGGTTTACTGATTGTATAGATCAAGTAGGCACCCTAACTGTTTTCCATCCATTGAATAATTCAATGGCCTGATCCAACACTGGGGTGATATTCATACTGTTGGTCACTCGTAGATATTCTTCTTGAAACTCTTGTTCGCTGGACAACATCTTGGTTAAGTTAATGGGTTCCATGCAATGTGAAATTTTATATTGATCAAAGTATTGTTGTTCATGGTTACGATCAAAAAATCTCAATGCTTTGCGTTGTTGCTCTACCCAGTTACCCCATTTTGATAAATCTAATTCCACACAGTAACATTGAGTTTGATCAATTATTTGAAAGTCATAATGAAACTCATAGGGATGAATAGGATATATCACACAGGAATAGCAGTGTCCATTAACAGCATTGACAATTCTCACAGTGCTGGAATCTTTGTGATCTGAATATGCTCGATGAAAGTCTTGCCAATTTTTAAACTTAGACTTGACGTCAGTGAATTGATAGGTGCAAAGCTTGTCCACTGATGCTATATCTACAGATTTCAGTAAATTTTTTTCAACCAAAGGCATGGCTTCGGGGCTCAGACCAAACAGTCTAGACAACATGTGTCCAGCATGTCCAGGCATATACATTATAAAAATAGAACGCATGATTTTAATCCAAGGGCACTAGATCGCCAATATAATAAGCTCTGGAATCTATGGGTTTGTAATCTACCACTGCTGAGCGTTTTGCCAACTCTGGGTAACCAAGATCATCGGCATGCACCAAAAATCTAGGGTGTATTAAAGCGAGGTTGGTATTGATAGCACTGTCCAAAGGTGCAGTAAATTCAGCCGAGTGCGGATTGTCATAGAACCACGAATACCAAGAGTTATAATTGACCAGCAGCTTTGGTTTGCCTACTTGAAAAGTGTTTTGCGGATAGTTGGGATAAAGATAAGGTTTTCTAACGTATCTAAGCAAGTCATAATCTGGCCAGTGCAGTGTGCGCTTTTGTTGATCTTTGCGTTTGAAATGCCGACGAAACGACCGATCCGTGTTGAGCACTCGCAGCAAGGTATGACATTGTTCTCTGACCAGTTCGGGCATGTCCGGAGTCCAGTAAAAAAATTCTATGTTGCGAATCCAACCAGCCAACAAATCACTCTTGGCAGTAGGTGTGGTATGTGTATCTGGAAAACTGGTATACACTCGGTTGTCTATAAAAAACAAGTCTGGTGGACTAACTCCAGTCACGTAGGCAATACTATGATATTGATTTGATCTTTGTTCCAGCAGCTGATCCAAATCTCTGATTCGAGTTAGCCCAAAGTAGCTGTGCTTGTCAGTGAGCAAGACACTGTCTTCGGCATATTCTTTGTGATTGGCATCAAACTTCATGTCACGAATTGTGATTTTTAAATTTGGATATTGTGCTCTTATTGCGTCCAGTTTTGGTTTGATAGCGAAATCCCATTCACTGGCCATGTTTGTGTCATTCAAGCTCAAACTGGGAGTGTATCTTCCTTGTGAAGCAGTCAGCGCCCAGGTAATGACCACTTCGTCTAGTCGAATATTGTTGTCTAAAAATGTATCTAGGATAGTGGTGCTGTCGGCACCGCCGCTCCACCCCAGCATGAGATAGTTGTATTTGTCACGCAGTTGCTGAGCTCGAAGACGATACATTTCGGAAAGTGGTAAATGGTTAGATGTGGTCCAATCAAACGTGGAAAAGATATGATCATTGAACATCCATTTAACCACCGAGTTTGTTCTGGTGGCTTCTTGCAGCGCAGTGACTTTGTAATTAAATGCTCGGGTGCCAACTTGGTAAAACCCATTTTTTGCAAACAACTCCAGAGGTGCTCGGGAATCGTAGACTGTGAGATTAGGGTACATTTTGTATTATATTGATCCAGGATATTTATAGCCTATAAATATTCTCATGGCAAATAATTTTTGTAGATTCCTCAGCAACGGCTATCGAATCAAGACTGAAGGAACAAAACTGGTGTATCAGCCGTGTTGTTGGTATTCCAAAGAAATTGACCTCATTGACAATCCCAATTTTGATCAAGAAAAGCAGAGAATATCTGAAATTACGGGCTGGGTGTCTGAGTGTGCTAGTTGTAAGTATATTGAGGACAGTGGGGCCTATGGTGTCAAGAGTCCTCGAATGCGTTCATTTGATGAAATTCCCGACGAGCTTATTCCAGACAACGTTCCCGCCTGGATGGAATTGAGCATTGACACCACATGCAATGCTGCTTGTGTTATGTGCGGTCCTTGGCACAGCACCACTTGGCGCAAGCAAGAAATCAAATTTAAAATTAAAAATCGAGACGACCTTCCGACCCTAGTGGATCCAATGCATTGGCTAGACGTCATCAAGGAAAAATTTACATTACAATATGTTAAACGAGTGCACTTTTTAGGCGGCGAACCATTTCAATCTCCCATACCTTTGGAATTTCTAAAATTACTCAAAAGCACTCATGGATCATTAGCAGACGTAGTTGCGCATTTCCAAACCAACTGTAGCATCAAGCCTTCAGACGAGCTATTGGTTTTATTGTCAGAATGTGCAAACGTTCGTTTTGGACTCAGCATCGACGCTGTAGGCGAAAGATTTGAATATCATCGGTATCCATTGAAATGGCAACGTGTTCAAGAAACTGCCGATTACTTAAAAAATTTAAAAATCAAAAAAATCATACACTGCTCTGCAACACTGACACCATTGAGCGCTTGGTATTATGATGAGTTTGAAGATTGGGTAGAATCAATGTTTGGCGAACAGATCATGAAAAATGCAAAACCAAATATCAGCATTGGGAATGTCGCGCTCGCTCATACTCCTTACCCGCTCAGGCATGAAATTTTTAAAAAGTTTGGTGCAGAACACCCAGTGTCTAGATTGCTTGCCAAGCTTGGGTGGCAAGACAGTAGACAATTTGTTCAATACATGGATCAACTGGACCTCTACAGGAAAACCAACTGGCGGTCGGCATTCCCTGAAGCAGCTAAATTTTTATGAACAGTGATTTTTGCAAATATCTAACCAATCAAATTCGAATTGAGTACGGAAAACTGAGACCCTGCTGCT